AAAGACTTTGGACCACAAGGACCAACAGCAGAAATCAAATCTGTTTTTGTTGACAAGTTTATGTCATACACACACGGACTAACAAGTGGTCCAACTAAAGAGTATGATAGGTTCTTTGGAGCAACTACATCAAATCCTAATTCTGATCATCTTAGAGAACATCCTGATTGCGACAAGTCTAGAAATGTTTCTTACTATGAACCTCAAATTATAGACATGGGCAATGGACAATGTGAAATTTTAGTTCAACCACATGTTCCACTATCATATAATTCAAGTCCGTACAAATGGGTAGATAAAAAGATGACTGCAACTGTATATGAAACATATGACCTAGGTGAAACATTACTTCCATACACAAGAAGTTGTGAACTACTTCATTTACAAACTAAAAACTTTCAACTTAACTGTTCAACTGCAAACTTTAAACACAACGTAGCAGGCGGCAATGGCACAGGCAGAGATCATTATGTATGCTGGTGGTGTCAAGAACGTGAATGGGCATTTGAAGGTTCAGGTATTGATGCTAATGCTTGGGTACCATTACCAGAAATGAAAGACGAAGGTTACATTTGTCCTGAGTTTGGTGTATTACCTAAGATGTCAGCAATACTGCACAACCCAGCCTGGGTAGAAAAAGATCACAAATCAGAATAAAGCAAGACATCTTGAAGTTCAAATTCTTAAAATTAGAGGTTGACTTTCTCTGTAAACTATAGTATTATAAACACTATTACTAAACAAGGAGCAACAAATGAGCCGAGCATATTCTAGCGACGACATTAACAAACTAAAGACGCTGATCAACGAAGGCGTACAAGTAACACAAGAAGTTACTGATCTTAAAGAAGGTCTTAGAGATACTGTAAAAGCAGTAGCAGAAGAACTTCAAATCAAACCATCAACAATTAACAAAGCAATTAGGATTGCATTCAAGCATGATCGTTCTAAAACTGAATCAGAGTTCCAAGAACTTGAAGATCTGCTAGACGCAATTGGACATCAATCTTAAACTAAAGGGGTAACTCATTGAGTTATGTAGACGCACTCTTTGATCGCGACCGCGACATCATCTATGTTGCAGAACGCAAAGGCGGAAAGCGAGAGTACAGAGAGTATCCTGCTGAATATATCTTTTATTACAAAGATCAAAGAGGTAAACACACGAGTATCTATGGCGACAGCCTGACTCGTGTGCGAACCACTAGTGGTAAAGCATTCAACAAAGAAAAGAAGATGCATCAAGGGCGTCGACTTTTTGAAAGTGATGTGAATCCTGTTTTTCGCTGTCTAGCATCAAACTATCTAAATGCAGAAGCACCTGCACTGCAAAAGTGCTTCTTTGATATTGAGGTTGACTTTAACAAAGAAAAAGGCTTTGCTGAACCAAAAGATCCATTCAATCCAATTACAAGTATTGCATTGTATTTAGATTGGCTGGACGAACTTATCTGTTTGTGTATCAAACCAAGCGGTATGAGTCAAGAAGAAGCAGAACGTATTGTAGGTCGTTTTGATAATACAATACTTTGCGACAACGAATCACAAATGCTAGAAATGTTTATTACACTAATACAAGATGCAGATGTATTGAGTGGGTGGAACAGTGAAGGCTTTGATATTCCATACATTGTTAATCGTACTGCAAGAGTATTGAGCAAAAGTAAAACAAGAGAGTTTTGTCTTTGGAATCAGTATCCTCGCAAACGTGAATATGAACGTTATGGTAAAGAGCAAGAAACATATGATCTAACAGGACGTATTCATTTAGACTTGTTGGAACTGTATCGTAAGTACACATATCATGAAATGCACAGTTATTCACTTGATGCTATTTCAGAACATGAACTTGGTGAACGCAAGATTCCATATGAAGGTACATTGGATCAATTGTACAACAATGACTTTGAAAAGTTTATTGAATACAACAGACAGGATACAATGCTACTAAAACGTCTTGACGACAAACTACAGTTTATTGATCTTGCAAACGTATTGGCACATGCTAATACAGTTCTTATTCAAACAACAATGGGTGCAGTAGCAGTTACTGACCAAGCAATTATTAACGAAGCACATCAACGTGGCTTTATTGTTCCTGATCGTAGACATGATAAAGATACAACTACAGCCGCAGGTGCTTATGTAGCATATCCTAAAAAAGGTATGCATGAATGGATTGGTTCAATGGACTTGAACAGTCTGTATCCAAGTATTATTCGTGCATGTAATATGTCGCCAGAAACTATTGTAGGACAAGTACGTCATTCATTGACTCGTGATATGCTTGAAGAACACAGTTACAAGATTGCAGAAGCATGGGATGGCAAGTTTGCTTGTAAAGAATATGAACTTGTCGAAGCCAAGGATCGCGAACAGATACTGTTTGTTGACTTTGAAAATGGTGAAACTATTGAAGCAACAGGTGCAGAAATCTATGATATGATTTGGCATGGAGATCATCCTTGGACACTAACTGCTAACGGTACTATCCTACGCAATGATATCAAAGGTGTTGTGCCAGGACTACTAGAACGTTGGTATGCTGAACGTAAAGAACTACAGAAGAATGCTAAACAAGCACAAGCAGATGGCGATAAACAAAAGTTTGAGTTTTGGGACAAGCGACAACTTGTTAAAAAGATTAACCTAAATAGTTTGTATGGTGCTATTCTTAATCCAGGATCAAGGTTCTTTGATTCAAGACTAGGACAATCAACTACACTAACAGGTCGTTGTATTGCACGACATATGGGTGCAGAAGTAAACAAGATTCTTACAGGTGATTATGATCATGTAGGTAAAACTATAATTTATGGTGATACTGACTCTGTGTATTTTAGTGCATGGCCTGTGTTTAAAGAAGATGTTAAACAGGGCAAACTAGATTGGAACAAAGACAAAGTAATTGAATTGTATGATACAATCTGCGAAGAAGCAAACACAACGTTTCCTGCGTTTATGGCAAAAGCATTTAACGTGCCAGGTGAACTTGGTACAATTATTGCCGCAGGTAGAGAAGTTGTTGCTGAAAGCGGTATCTTTATTACAAAGAAACGTTATGCAATTTTAGTGTATGACATGGAAGGTCATAGAGAAGATCAAGAAGGCAAGCCAGGCAAAGTAAAAGCAATGGGTCTTGACTTGAAGCGAAGTGACACTCCAGGATACATGCAGGACTTCTTAAGTGAAGTACTAATGATGACTCTTACTAAACAAGGCGAAGATGCAGTCATTGAACGCATCAAAGAGTTTAGACAAGAGTTTAGAGACAAGCCTGCTTGGGAAAAAGGTACACCCAAGCGAGTTAATAACTTAACCAATCACACTAAGATCTTTAAGAAAACAGGCAAGTGTGGTGTTGGACATGCAATGGCGGCTATCAATTGGAATCGTTGTCGTAGCATGTACAGTGATGCATACAGTATGGAAATAACAGATGGCATGAAAACAATTGTATGTAAACTAAAACAGAACCCAATGAATATGAATAGCATTGCATATCCTATCGATGAACTTCGTATTCCAGAATGGTTCAGAGAACTTCCATTTGATGTTGAAGCAATGGAAAATGCCATCATCAGTAACAAAGTAGACAACTTGCTAGGCGTCTTGGATTGGGATCTAAGCAGAGCCAAGCAGAATAACACATTCGATGATTTATTCAGTTTTGCATAAAAAGTGCTTGACTTTCGATCTAAATAGTGTTATAGTATATCTAACAACTGCAAATTCAAAAAGGAAAAGCAAACTATGAAAGATATTATTCTTGATGTTGTAAAACACACAGCAGGCCTTGGCTTTATCGAAAGCGTCAAGGTAACTGGCACAGCCGATAAAACGGCATTCGATGCCATGGATCCGGACAGGACAGTAATTTTAAATGCTACACTACATGGACCTCATGCAGACTTAATTGGTGAGTTTGGTATGGGTAACCTAGGGTTTCTAAATGGTATTAGTAACTTGGGCAACTACAAAGAAGATGGTAGTGAAGTAACAGTAAACAGACGTGAACGTAATGGCGAAGAAGTGCCAGAGAGTTTACTATTCAAAGATGCACACGGTAACACTGACACATATCGCTTTATGAGTAAACAGGTTGTAGAACAACAACTTAAAACTGCGGTATTCAAAGGTGCGGCTTGGGACGTTGAGTTTGAGCCAAGCAAACAAAAAGTAAGCGAACTACAACAGGTTGCAGGCATTTATGCGGCAATTGATCCTACATTTAAAGTAAAGACTGAAGATGGTAATCTTGTACTTTACATTGGTGGTAGTGATGCAGGCTCGCATACAGGTCGAAGAGTGTTTGCAAACAATGTAAACGGCGAACTAAAACAAGGTTGGAGTTGGCCACTTAACCAAGTACTTGCTATTCTTAAACTAGGAATGAGCGGTATGTGCATTATGAAAATTGCAGATCAAGGCGCACTACAAATTAGTATTGATAGTGGCATTGGTATGTACAACTACATTCTACCAGCATTGACAAGGTAAGCGAATGACTAAAGTTAATCTAAGCAAAAAGAACAAAGACTTTGCAATCTTTTTGCCTAGTATCTCAGGCTTCTACAATACTTTCATTTCGAAGCAACAACAGGAAGAGTATGTTCCAAAGGAACGTATTCCTGCAGGTTTTGAAGAAGGTATTGAAGGCTGTAACTTTCTAAACGAAGACAAAGCATATTATAGTTATGATCATGCATTGTATTCCGCAGGACATGCTCAACTTGACATTAACAAGAGTCAGGTACAAGAAGCAATGGTGCAGAAAAGAGATAAAGGTAAAACTTGGATCTTAGGCGACTCGGGCGGGTTCCAGATTGGTAAAGGTGTAATTAATTTTGACTGGCAACGTTTTTGGGAACAAAAAGGTGATGCTGGTTATGTTGGCAGTGCAGATAAAACAAGAATGGCAATTCTTAATTGGCTAGAGTTTACTGCTGACTATTCAATGATTTTGGATATTCCGGCTTGGGCGGCCGCACCAGTAAACAGAGAACGTACAGGACTAACTTCGTTCAATGACTGTTTGAAAGGTACACTGTTCAACAACGATTTCTTTTTGAAGCACAGACTAGGTGCTACAAAATTCTTAAATGTACTACAGGGTGGTAATAACACAGAAGCAGACATTTGGTATGACGCAGTAAAACACTATGCCTTCGAAGGATGGGCAATGGGTGGTAACAACATGCGTGATATTGATCTTGCTATTCGTAGACTTATTACTCTTAGAGATGAAGGTTTGCTTGATCCAGGTCGTGATGTAGTTCACTTCCTAGGAACATCAAAACTTGAATGGGCAGTAATTCTTACTGCTATTCAACGCAAGTTACGAGAAACTACTAA